AGAGTCATAACATCAATTAAATTTTGACCTTTTTGGTCAAACTCATTAACATCAGGATCAGCAGTAAATAAAAACATATATTATTTTTATATATAAATAGGGGGTATTTTAGTTTTTTTGGAAGTCTAAGACTAACTTATCAATGAAGTATTTTCTTTCATATGTAGGCATAATTAAAATATCAGAGTATGAAAAATTTACATATTTTGATAAATAATATATCTCATCTAAAAGGTTTTGTTTTCCGTTAGAAGAAAGGGCGAAAAAATTCAGCCCCAAAGGACAGACTAACTGTTACCTTTTCACCTGACGGGGCTATAATTGTTCTTGATAAGTCTAACTTTGGTTCACATTCTAATATGAACTTTTTTAATTCTTTTGAGTCCATGATTGGCATTTGCGGTATAAATGATGCAATTTTTCCTTTATCCCTTTCTCCGTCTAATTCAATGATATGTTTTTCAAGTTTTTTTGTGACAGTAGGAGCAACCATACCTTGTGGGTAGGATTCAGAAATTTTTTCAAGTTCTCTTTCTTCAGATAAATTTAATATTTTAACTTTAACTGTTTTATTACTTTTTGGTAATAAAAATGTAAATAATCCTTCTTCGTCAGGAGAATGTTTTGGTTTGTCAACATTTATCTCTTCAATTAATAAAGTGGTATCAAAAAACTTACCTGTTGCTGGGTCCTTAATTGAGATATTATAATCTGAACCAAAAGAAGTGTTTCTTAAAAATATTAATATTGCTTGAACATCAACATTAATTAGTTGGTTAATGTCAAATCCCGGTTCATAAATTTTATTTCTAAGTAATGTCGTGATAATACTCTCATTATTATTACTTGACATTAAAATATTCTCGTCCTGAGCAGTTAAATACCCCACTTTAACCGATTCTTTTTTTGGTTTATAAAAGATTCCCTTAGACGGTAGTTTTACTACATCGTGTGGTAAATTAAAGTTTTGTTGTCCGTATTGTGAAGCTTGGTCCATAGTTTTTATTTTAAATATAGTTTATAACTATTTTTTAGTAAATAAAAAACCCACCTAACATAGATGGGTTTAAAAAAAATATGAAAAAAATTATTATATTAGTAAACAAGAATACATCTATCAGGACGTAAACTTACGTCAACAGTCATAATATCCGTCTTGTCATATCCTACATCGCCAAATTTAGCCGAAGTAATAAAACATCCTTGTAAAATCCATTTTTCAACAGCCACACCTGTCGGGTCCAAAAGTTCAAGGTCAATGTCTTTTTTATAACCAGCAGCATAACCCATACGACCTGTCACTGATTCTGCGTGTAGACGAACCCATTCCATCAATGCTTGTGACGCAGACGGACCAATAGGGTCTCTAAATTTTACACTAATTTCTTCCCATTCAAAACTACTAGCAACATACGTTTTAGTATTTAAGAATGCAATATCTTTTGATTCAATTTTTATACTAGGTCTTGAAGTACTTTCAACGTACCAAGAGTTAATACCCAAAGAAGTTGGGAACGTTAATATAAATCGGTTTGCTCTTTTAGGTTCATACTGAAAGGGCATTTTCATTAACAAATCAGCCATTGTTTAATTTTTTAGTTGTTTTATTTTTTATATAAATATTGTTTAGTTTATTTTTTTCTATTTACTTTTGTTTTTAATTCAAATATTCTTCTACTAGAACATTACTTAATTATTATACTTCAGTTTTATATCCTCCTTTTGTTAAATATGTTCTTACTGGTTTTTCTTCATATTCTTTTTCTAGGAATTGATTCATTTTATCAATATTTCTTGGGTCATCATCTGAAAAACCAATAAATGGAATTATCTCTTCGTTTGCAACATCATTTTTAAATTTACCATTTCTTCTAATTTCGTTTGCAACAACCTTGCAATGTGATATAAATTCTCTCATTGCGTTTATTTTTCCCTCTTCAGGACTTGACGCACTACCTTCCCCATAAGAAACTGGGGCAAACATACATCTATCTAAATAACGATTAATAAGGTCTTTACCGTCATATTCACTTTCTAAATCTATGGGCTCCCCCTTGACTTCTTTTAATATATCCTCGTATCTTTTTAAGTTTTCTATTACGGTCTTACTATTAATTCCGTTTTTGTTTCCCATAATTAAGTTCATAACCCCTTCTCTTAAAACACTTGGTGTGTGTCCTCTAGCGGTTATAATTGCAAAAATTGACCCACCATTTAAACACTCAACAAAGTCATTCCATGATGGTCCTAATGGGGCAACCATACAATCAATTATAAATCTTTTATCCCCCTCAACACCAAAATATCTAAATGGGTCAGGCGCATAACCAACAACGGTAGTCCCTTTAAATGAAAATGGTTCTACACCTATTTGATGTCTATGTTCCGCAAAATCTTCAGTGGACATTTCAACCTCATCATCATTTTCAGATAGTACAATAATTTTTGTTGGCATGAACATAATATTATCGTCCCAATCAAACGCATAATATTTTATATCGTGTTCCCCATCATCGGTAAACCCCTCATTAATATTTTTACGTTTTAAAAAATTATATACGTGTTTTTTTACGTTCATTATTTTTTAAGTGATTTTAAAAGTTTTTCCAACTGACTTTCAGTTATGATTATATTTTGTTTTTTTTGAGAGAATGTTTTAGGTTCTTTTTGTGTGTCACCTAAAGCCTCTTTGATTAATTTTTTTTCTATTTTCATAATCTTTTTACTATAAATATATAATGGGGAGTATTTCTACCCCCCACTTTATTTTTTATTATACGTCATCAAAAGATGCTCCTGTTGGTGTAATAACAAACTCTATGTCAATGTACTCCAACGCTCTTGTCGGTTTCAAGAAGATTTTACCTGTCAATGTGTTTGAGTCTAAATCTTCAGGTGTGTTTGAAACTGTAACTCGGAAGTCAATCAAACCTCTATCTCTTCTAATTGAATCCAAAATTGGATTAACGGAATCTAAGAAATCTTGTCTTACTTTGTCGTCGTTTTGTTCAAACAATAATCTAATCGCTACCGCTGAAATTAATTTACGAGCCTGTAACAACAGTCTTCTTACGTTAATTCTGTCAAGTGCAGATTCTCTAATTTGCATTGTTTTGTTACCCCAAATTACAGTACCTACATCAGAGAACGTTGCAATTGGGTTAATTCTACCTTTGTAAAGTGTGTCTCTATCTTCTTGTGTTAACTTCTTACGAGCTTTAACTGAATTAACCAAACCTCTTGTGTATCCTGCAGATGCAAACCAAGGGAATGCGATGTTATCGGTTAACGCTAAGTTTTTAGTAACCTCAGCAGTTGGTGGAAGATAAATCTGTGTATTGTTTACACTATCTCTTGTTAATACCCAAGGGTAATAAGATGCGGTATAATTTGAATCAATACCCGTTTCTTCTAGGTTGTCAACTGCCTCTTGTGGGTAGATTAACCCTTCTGTGACATCACTAAATGTTGGTAAGAATAGATTAAAGTCAGGTGTTGTACAAATATAGATTGAGTCGGCTCTATCAGATTCAACCATATCAATCGCATCTTCAACAAGATTTGAGTTATTTACGTAATCAATTCCTGGTGTTACAAAAATATTAATGTTTGTTGCTTCAGGATTTGCAAAAGTTCCTTGACCCCACTTGTATGCGTAATAGTCAGTATTTGCCCAAACCTCTTGGTTAGGTCCTGAGATTTGTTTAAATGCTCCCCATCCTGTTGCTGTTGGGTATGTAGATGATGGTGCCGCTCCAAATTTAAACCCTGTTTGACCAAGTGCGTAGGTGTCACCATTAGTTCTATATTCTCTATAGATATCCCAACCATCAAAACCTCCATAAGCATATAAAGTAAATTTACGAGTGTTTAATTTGTAATAAGGACTATCAGTACTTGTTGGTTCAGAATTAAATGACCCAACACCAACTTCAAATGCCGGTTGACCTGCGGTCGCACCTGAACCCATAATTGTTACAACAGTTGCCCCACTATCCATGTGGAACCCTTTAGTAATATAATTCCAATCAAGACCTGTTGTATCCGTTTCAAGGTTAGCTGGTAACACTTTACCTTTATAGTCAAAGAAATCGTAGTCAACTCCAGTGATATTTGAAATACCTAAGTAAGCCTTACGAGGATTTTCACCGTTAGAAATTACAGGATTATCCGCCCCACTTGTTGACCCAAAAGGAGGATTGTAAATTGTTTCTCCAGGTGTTAAATATTTAGTTTTATAAACCAAGTAAGGTGGGGTTGCCGTATCATAAGAACGTATAACGTACCCATCAAAACCACAAGGAAGTGCATCTTCAGGTGCTTCATCGTTCATTTCAACCATAACATATTTTGAGTTAAGATTGTATTCTCCGTTTGCTGTACCTATTTTATTTGCAACGTAATTATTCAAATTAGGGTCTAATGAACAGTTAGTAAAACTTTCAATAACTCTAACATTTTGGTCATTATCATAGAAATCTCTAATGAATACATCAAACGTTCTAGTATTAAATGAGATATTACCAATTGAAATTTTAACTAATCTATTTGCCGCATTACCGTCAGAAATAAGTTTAAATTTAAATAATTTATAGACTTTGTTACCTCTTAATTCTGAAACGACGTAAGGAGTTTCAGGTGTTTGATATTGCTCCAAATAAAAACCTAATGAATTAGTGTCTAAAGATTCCGCACTATCAAGGGCAACTAAATTAGAATATAATCCTCTAACTTTTCCTGCTCTATATCCGCTTAGTAAAAGACTTGGATAAATCTCCTCGACAAAAATAGGAACTTCAGTTCTATCTTTAGAGAAATTAGATCTACCTAAAACTTTAGAAAGATATTGAGTGTCTGAACTTGTCATTGAAGTTTCAAATGTAAATGTGTCACCATCTTTAGTGATGCCACTAACAGCAAAAGTATTATACGGGTCAGAAGAAATTCCTGAGTAAGTTCCTGTTGTAATTAAAGTAACGTCGGATGTTCCTGTAACTTGATAAGATGGTCCGTGTTGTGTTGAGGAATAGTTAGTGACTCCTCTTGATCTAAGAGTTGCTATTACCAAATCATCAAAATCACTGTATGGTGAACCCGAATAGTTTGTTAAATAAACCGCACATGATCCAGAATATACTCCACCACCAATACTCGTTAAAGTATTTAAACGAGTACCAAATCCATAACCGTAATATGAACCAACACTTGCAGGTTTACTATAATTAAATAATGCGTAGTACCAAGGGTCGTTAGTTGATGCCGATAAATTCGCTAAAGAAAGATTAACGTTACTTACACCAAATGTTTCAGAAGTTGCCGTAATACCTCCAGGGTTAATAGATGTCCCCGTCACTAAAGAAAGTGTACCCGCACTTAAAGTTCCCCAAAACTGAGCAGTTGTTCCTGTACCTGATTGAAGTCCTGATGTTGTATATTTATTTATTTCATTCGCAATAAACGTTTTAAAATTTGTAGAAATACTTGAAGTATTACCATTAAATTGTAAATATGTATTATTAAATGTCGTTAATTGAGATGGTATGTTTGTTATTGTTACGTTTGAACTTGCTCCTGTTGTACCTGTAAAGAACACATAAACAGGTCCTGTATTTCCTGTTGCCGAAACAGTACTAGGATTAACATTACCTATAGTTGTAATTGACCAAGATGGTCCCGCATCGTATCCCGATAACCCTAATATTCTAGTAACAAA